AGGCCAAGGCCCGCGCTGACGCAGAGGCGGCGGCACAGATGGCGGCACAGCAAGCCAAAGACGCAGAGGCACGGCGCATTGCACAAGAGCAGGCGCGGGTTGCGGCTATCGCGCGGGAAGAGGCAGAGGCGGCAGCTAAAGCAGAGGACGCAAAGGCAAAAGCTGCGGACAAGGTTGCCAAGGAATCCGACAAAACAGCCAAGGCTGCGGACAAGAGCGCGAAGTCGGCTGACAAAAAGGCAGCGAAGGCAAAGACAGGCGATACCAGCGCCGATAAAACCGCCCACGTCTCAAACAATGGAGGCGAAAACGAATGGTACACGCCTGCGCAATTCATTGAAGCGGCCCGCGAAGTTTTGGGCGGGATTTATCTTGATCCGGCGACGTCTGAAATCGCCAACCGCAGAGTGAAGGCGGCAAAGATATTTACGATTGATGATGATGGGCTTTCACGTGATTGGCCCGTTGGCTCGATCTGGATGAACCCGCCATATGCTCAACCGCTTATGGGCCAATTCGCGTCTAAGTTTGCAGCGGCAATTCGTGCTGGTTCGTCTGGCATTGTGTTAGTCAACAACGCGACAGAAACGGCATGGTTTCAAGAGATTGCCGCAGAGTGTTCAGCTATATGTTTTCCAAAGACGCGAATCCGTTTTTTGGACCCAGATGGAAACCCTGGCGCGCCTTTGCAGGGGCAGGCAATCATCTATTCCGGAAACTCGCCATCCGAGTTCTGCGCGAAATTCTCACAATTTGGGCTGGTAGTGCGTCATGGGTGAGTTTGAAAATGCACTGGCCTTTGGGCAGGCTGGCGAATTGACGGTCTCAAAGTGGCTGCAATCGCGGGGACATATGGTTTTCCCCGCGTATGAGAAGGAAGGCGGCGACTTCAAAGGCCCGCAACTTTTCTCTGCTGATGGCGATCTGGTTTTGCCTGATCTACTGGCATTTCGTGAAGGCAAGGCGATCTGGTTTGAGGTTAAGCGCAAGACGTGCTTCACTTGGCACCGCATTTCTAGGCAGTGGGTGACAGGCATTGACCTACACCACTACGGGCAATATCAGGAAGTTTCTGCGCGCACGAAGTTGCCCGTTTGGTTGATGTTCTATCACCCAAAAAGCACCCCAGACGAGCGAGACCTGAAGCATGGATGCCCCGATGATTGCCCTACGGGTTTGTTTGGGAATGACATTTCAGAATTGTGCGGTGTTGAGAACCACAGGCACGAAAACTGGGGCAAGAATGGCATGGTTTATTGGTCTCATAGAAGGCTAAAAAGACTGGCAGGTGTGCCATGAGCCATTATATGACCGCCCTCGCCATGAAACAGGAAGGCATTAAGCCTGCCGCAAAAATTGTGCTTTATTGGCTTGCAGATCATTACAATGGAGAAACGGGGCTTTGCTTCCCAAGCCTTAAAACGCTTGAGCGTGAATGCGAAATGTCACGACCTGCAATCATTAGGCACCTTTTAACGCTTGAAAATGCTGGCCTGATTAGCCGCAATCAACGCACACGTGCTAATGGATCACAGACTAGCACCGCATATTCTCTACACCTTACCCCTGTTACAAAATGTAACAGCCCCAGTAACGAAACGTCACAGCCCCCTGTTACAAAACGTGACCCCCATAACCTTGGAATACTTAACCTTGGAATTGAACCAGACTTAGAAGCTAACGCTTCCATGCAATCTGTTGCACCTGACATTGATGAAATTGCAAAGGCTGTCTCAGCATACAATGCCACGGCGGCAAGGGTGGGCTGGCCGTCTGTGCAAAAGCTAACACCAGCAAGGCGCGCAGCGGTTCGCGGCAGGCTCAAGGACGCAGGCGGGGCAGAGGGTTGGGAGATTGCACTAGCCAAGGCTGAGGCATCCCCGTTTCTTCGAGGGGAGCGCGGCGGGTTTAGTTGCACCTTCGACTTTCTAAGCAAACAAGCAAATTTCACGAAATTGATGGAAGGGAATTACGATGAACGAGATAACAGCAAGGCCAGTGATAGCCGCGCCCACGCCACAACTAACGCGATCAATGTCGCGGGACGAGCAAGACGCGCACCGAGCGCGGATAGCTTTTGATGTTGAGGTAATCCTTGATGGATACTGGAAGGACCGCCCACCGGAGAATGTAAAGGCTGGCATCCTCGCAGACTGGGCCGACACGCTGGAGGACTGGACGCAAGAGCAGACCCTCTATGCCCTGCGCAAGTGGCGGAATGAAAATCCAAGCCGAAAGCCAAACCCCGGCCACATTCTAGGCATCTTAAAGATGATGCGCGGCAAGGCCGAGGTGAAGCGCAACCCGCCTGCCCCTGCCCCGCAGATTGAGCGCCAGCGTGCCACGAAAACTGAGGCGGCGGCAATCATGGCAGAATATGACTTTGCACCGAAACGATTTACAGACACACCTAAGGAGACAGACACATGAGCGACACACAGACACAGGACGCCAGCTACACCGTAACGGCGGGCGAATTGCGCGCCTTCGTTGAACGGGTCGAGCGGCTCGACGCGGAGAAGAAAGACTTGGCCGAACAACAGACGAAAGTGATGGCAGAGGCCAAGGGTCGCGGCTACGACACGAAGATTTTGCGCAAGATCATCGCGCTTCGCAAGCGTGAACCTGACGATATCGCCAACGAAGAGGCGGTGTTGGATATGTACCGCGAAGTCCTTGGCATGGGGAGCAACTGATATGGCAAAGTTTTTTGTAATGGGTGCAGATCGCCTTGATGTTTTCACGGCTGATGGTGAGCAGGCCGCAGAATACGCCGCGATTAACGAATGGGGCATTTCTGGGGATGATAGGCTTTCAGTCACTGCCTTCCCGTTTGATGCAGAACACGCAAATCTTTTCGCATACGATATGGAGGATGATAAATGGCTGGCAGCGTAAACAAAGTAATCCTTATCGGAAATCTGGGCGCTGACCCAGAGGTCCGCAACTTCCAGAACGGCGGCAAAGTCTGCAATCTGCGCATTGCCACAAGCGAGACGTGGAAGGACAAGAACAGCGGCGAGAAGCGCGAAAAGACGGAATGGCACACGGTAGCCATTTTCAACGAAGGTCTGGTGCGGATTGCCGAGCAGTATCTGAAAAAGGGCAGCAAGGTCTACATCGAGGGCCAGATGCAAACCCGCAAATGGCAGGACCAGAGCGGCGCGGATAAGTACAGCACTGAGGTCGTTTTGCAAGGGTTCAACGGCACGCTGACGATGCTTGACGGGCCAAGCGGCAATTCAGGCGGCGGCAATTCTCAGCAATCCGGCGGCAACTATGACGCGCCGGACCACGGCGGCGGCTCAGGCGGCGCGCGGGATCTGGACGGGGACAGCATACCATTTGCCGCAGAGTGGCGCATCTGATGATTTTCCCACAGCAGGAAACCACATGGGACGAAATGCACGACACCTTTGCGCTTTACCGCGCAGAGGAGGTTGCACGGCACCGTGACGCGGGCCGCACCAAGACGCAGGCAGCGCAACGCCTCGGCATGACGCTGGGCAATCTCAGCAACTTTCTTTCGCGGAACGGTATCCCATGGACGCCATCACAGCAGGGCAAGCGGCAATAAAGCGTTGCAATGTTGGTGGAAAATCGCCAATATCACGAGGCGCGGCTAGGGGGATACCCCGAACATCGGACCCTCCCCCGACCGCCGCGCGCACTTTCAGGGAGATGTGACAGGAGATCACAATGACAGATTACAGAGTTGAGGCTAAGTTCAGAAACGCGCGTCTGCTGGCAGCGTTTGAACGTATTGGCGAATCGCCGACAGGGTTTGCCAAGTCTCGCGGCCTGAGCATAACAAGAACTTGCGCCATTGTTGCAATGACCAAAAGACCCGTTGATCGAAACGGTGATTGGTGGCCGGAAGTCATGGCCCTGTGCGATGCTGCGTCGGTTATGCCCTGCGATATGTTTAACGAAAAGCAGATGGATGGGTTTGATAAAACCTCATTTTCTAAAGACGTGGATGAATCACTGCTGGCCGCTTCGGAATTTAACAGAATGCAGCTTTCAGCAACCCCAATTTGTGACCGTGAGGAAAACATAGAACTGGCTTCTAAGCTATTTTATTGGATAACTGAATATAACCCTCGCTACGCAAAAGTTGTGTCCCTGCACAGCGACGGGCTTACTTTTGACGAAATAGGAAGTGAACTAGGCGTTACTAAAGAGCGTGTTAGACAGATAGTAACCAAAAGCCACAGAATGATGAAAGACTATGCCAAAAAGAGGCTTGGAATTGATAACCTTGCAGGCGCATTCAAGGAGATCATACAATGACAGACACAAGCCCCGCCCGCTGGCACGCAAACGCTGACCCACGCCTGCGTGACGCCGGAGACACCATCGACGCGCACCAGCGCCGGGTCACAACGCTGTGCCTTTCGCTTGCCGATCATATGGGCCACCCGCTATTCGGCAGTGACCTGCCCTTCGCAGCAGCATTGCAATAAATTCTGCTATGTCGTATAATTAGCGGCGCGCGTTTTGCTTCAACAACACGCGCGCCTCATCAAAAAACCTGTAAGGAGGTTCATATGACTACTGGCAAAATATGCAGCATAGACGGATGTAGCAAGCCATTCATGGCTAGGGGGTGGTGTAGTGCCCACTGGACAAGGTGGAAAAGAAACGGGCACCCTCTTGGAGGTGGGATAGATCGCGGCAAAACTGTTGAATTTTTTGAAGAGGCTAAGAAATTTAACGGGAAGGAGTGCATGATTTGGCCTTATGCAAAAGACGCAAACGGTTATGCTCAAATAAACTACGGTGGTAAGGTTAGATATGTTCATCGAGAAGTATGCATATTTATTTACGGAGAGCCGGAAGATGGAGTTGTAGCAGCTCACTCATGTGGCAGGGGGAACATGGGGTGCATCAACCCAAGCCATCTTAGGTGGGCAACGTTTAAAGAAAACTATGAAGATTCTGTTTTACACAAAACGGCCGTTCGCGGAGAAAGGGTAGGTAATTCAAAACTTAAGAAGGAAGATATAAAAAAAATAAAACAGATGAGAAAAACCATGACGCAGCAAAATGTTGCTAACGTCTTTTCTGTAAGTCGAACTGCGATATCAGACATAGAAAACGGACGTAGATGGAAGTGGGCTACAAGTGAATAACGACATGACCCCCGCACAGAAATCACAAGTCAACTATTGCTCCAAGCTACTGCGCGACGGCCACGAGGAGGCTTGGCTGCTGAAAATCGGATACGCCGCTGCCGCAATCAAATCCGCGAAGGAGTTGAACGCCAATGACTAACCACGCACCAATCGTCGCCGCCTACAAAGGCAAGGGCTACACAGAGCGCCAGTACGCCGCCGCAATGCAGCTTCTATGCTACGCTGAGGGACAAACACTCCGCAAGCTCGGGCCAATCACTCCGCCGCCCGGCAAAACCATCTTTGATGACACAAGCCCCGCCATCCTCGACGTGCTATCCGGCGAAATGACAGCAGCCGAAATTGCCCGGGCCGCTAGTGAAAAGCTGGGACGCAACGTATGGCCGCAAGGCGTGCGGGATCGGCTGGAAGGCAAGCTATCCACGCTCGTCGAAAAGCGGTCCCGTCACTCACGCGGGGCATTGTGGCGGCTCAAGGGTGTAAAGGTGGGTGGGCTATGATGACGTGGAAAGAGCACCTTGCGCACCAATCTGCGGAGAAAAAGCGTTTGCGCGATGAATGGGTAAACCAAGCTGCGGCCCTAAAAATGGGCGTAACTCCTGCCGCGCGCCATCTGGGAATAAAACCGCAAAAACTACAAAACGAATTTAGCGCACGCGGCATAAAAACAAAACCATCGGCCCGCACTTTTGTCGTGGCCCCCATCAAGGTTCCAAAAGCGTCAACAGCACGACAGCGCAAAATCGCGGCAATGGTGGCAAAGGGCTATCCGAAGAACGTAGCGGAGCAAAAAGCGGGGATGATACAATGACTGACAGAAAGAAGGCGCTGCAAGATTTGCTGGCGAAGGTTGAGGAGGGCGTAAAATACGAAACTATGGGACACACTCAAATGTGCCAGCGAGCCTTCCCCAAGCCGAAAGATTTTGACGGATCGCGGGAGGCATATGCGAAATCTGACGCGCAGATGGCTATTCTTGCTTGGCGTAATGGCTCACTAAACGCAGCAAAGGCGCTGCATGATGCGGTCCTGCCGGGTAGGGACTGGATATTAACAAATCAGGCTAGTCATGCTGATGAGCCAGAAGGACCAATGGCCGCTATACACAATGGAGAAGATGATCCTTTTGAGGGCAGCGGTGATAATCCCGCCCGCGCGTGGCTCATAGCAATCCTGCGCGCACTCATAGCACAAGATCATGCGGAATGACCTTTGATCGCGTAGTTGTCGCGGCCCATTGCCAAGGCAAGCAACTCATGGCACGCAACGAAGCCCACGCACTCGCACGCAAGCAAAGTAAGCGCGGGGTTTATGTCGGCGCATATCGGTGCAAGGTTTGCAGTAAATGGCACGTAGGGAAAGAAACATGAGCAGCAAGGCAGAAGCAAGGCGCAAAAAGAAGGCCGCACAAGGGCAGCAAGGTCCACAGGCGGCAACCACACCAGAGACAGCACCCACGGCAACCAGTGCGCGGGAAACCACGCGCCCCACGCCGGAACGCATGGCGCTCGGCAAGTGGATCAAACCGCAAGGAGCCGACAAGCGGTCACAGCCAATGGTGGACACTGCGAACGACATGATTGGCAGGCTATACCAGAAGGGCCAGCTAACGGCATCGCAAGAGCAATCAGCGCGTACTTTTCAGGAGTTATGGGCGGCGTATAGGTCAGAACTTGGCGTCTCAGAATATCGCTCATGCCTAGCAGGTGGCGTTGGGGCGCATGACGAAAGCGACGGCAGGCCTGAAGTCTATGCAGCATGGTACAGCCTATGCGACAAGATCGGGCGCGTATCCGTGGCGGCAATCAAGATGCACGTCGAGCGCGGGGCAGACGAAAAGCCCATAAACCTGCCCGCGTTAAAATCGGCGCTTGATCGGGTGGCAGAATAAAAATTCGGTTGACGCGCCTGCGTAAGTATGCGATCTTGACACCAAGATAATTCCGTCTTGTAGAAATGCAGGGCGGTTTTTGTTTTAATGACGCTTTCTTGCGGTGCATCACGTCCGGCTAATAATCGGTAGGAGTAGGGTCGCGGCCTACCTGATGCACCCCATGAGCGCGGAGATGGCTTCGTCTAGTGGCCATGCGGTAGATACTAGATAACCCGCGAACCCGCGCTCAACCCACACCCTCAGCCTCTCCACACGGCGAACCCCCGCAGCCGTCATCGCTACCAATGCGCGCAAGCGTCAACGCTGGGGCTGGATCGTTTTATCACGGCGAATTGGTGGCGCGGGGAAATGATAAAAAATCAAAGGAAATCATAGCATGGCACGAGGTGGCAAGCGTGATGGCGCGGGCCGCAAACCCGGCGCTGTGAACAAGGCAACGCAAGATCAGCGTGATGCGGTTATTGAAAGCGGTCTTACGCCGCTGGATTACCTTCTGTCTGTGATGCGTGATGAAGATGCAGACCGTTCCGAAAGGGTAGACGCAGCCCACAAGGCCGCTCCTTACGTTCACTCCAAGCTGGCAACAGTGGATCACAAGTCTACAGATGGCAGCATGTCACCGCCTGTCACGGTATATCAGCTTCCAGACAATGGCCGCAGTAACGACAATTAAGCCGCAGGAGGGGCCGCAAGAGCGGTTCTTAGCCAGCGGTGCAGACATAGCCATTTACGGGGGCAGCGCAGGAGGCGGCAAGACATGGGCCTTGCTGCTAGAGCCGTTACGACACGTTGCAAATAAAGATTTTGGCGCGGTGTTCTTTCGCCGATCTATGGTGCAGGTCAAGAACGAAGGCGGCTTATGGGACGAGAGCGCGAAGCTATACCCGCTCATCGCTGCCGACCCTAAAGAGCATAACGCCACATGGGCCTTTCCTTCCGGCGCTAACATATCGTTTGCACATCTGGAACACGACAAGACGAGGTTCAACTGGCAAGGCTCGCAGATCCCGCTGATCTGTTTTGATGAGTTGACGCATTTTAGCGAAACGCAATTCTGGTATATGCTTTCGCGCAACCGTTCTATGTGTGGTGTGAAGCCGTATATCAGGGCAACGTGCAACCCCGACGCAGATAGTTGGGTTGCATCATTCATCGCGTGGTGGATTGACCAAGAAACGGGCCTTGCCATTCCTGAGCGGTCTGGCGTTCTTCGTTGGTTTGTTCGAGTTGGCGATACGATCATATGGGGCAATGGCCCTGATGATTTGACGCAATACACAATGCCGGATGAAAACGGTGATCCCCAGCCAATTCCGGCAAAGTCAGTTACGTTCGTTTCAGCCAGCCTAACAGACAACAAGGCACTGATGGCTGCTGACCCAAGCTACATGGCGTCATTGCTGGCGTTGCCAACGGTTGAGCGTGAGCGCCTGTTAGGCGGCAACTGGAAAATCAGACCAGCGGCGGGCCTATACTTCCAGCGCCACTGGACGCAGGTAGTTGATGCCGTCCCATCTGATCTGCGCATTGTGCGGGGGTGGGACTTGGCAGGGACGCCAAAGATTGAAAGCAATGATCCAGACTGGACGTGCGGCACAAAGATGGGCGTTACGCCAGATGGGCGGTACTTCGTCCTAGATCACGTTTATGACCGCAAGGGACCGATGGACGTGGAGCGCCTTGTAAAAGGTACCGCAGAGCAAGACGGAAGAGACGTGGCGATTGATATGCCGCAAGACCCCGGCCAATCCGGTAAGGCGCAAGTGGCGACCTACAGCAAGCTGTTGACTGGCTATAATTGCCGCTTTGCCACTGTGACGGGCGACAAGGTTACAAGGTTTTCGGGATTCTCTGCACAGGCCGAGGCGGGCAACGTGTTTGTCTTGCGCGGCAAGTGGAATGATAGGTGGTTTTCGGAACTTGAAAACTTCCCGCCCGAAACTGGGCATGATGACGACGCAGACAGCACAGCGCAGGCTTTCAACTTCTTAGCCAACAAGCGCCAACCGAAAACAACAACTACAACGGTCAAAGGATTGTACTAAATGGCCGTTAATTCGCTGCACCCACAAATCACGCGCCAAGTTCTTGACGATTGGCGGCTGTGCTATGACGCCTATCAGGGCGAGGGAGACGTAAAGCAACGCGGCACAACTTACCTGCCCATGCCGTCTGGCTACACGACGCACCCAGACAACGGCATCGCGGCCTATGCGGCATACAAGATGCGCGCTCAGTTCCCCGAGGTTCTGGCAACCAGCGTTGGCGCTATGGTCGGCATCATTCACGGCGAGGAAATCGCGGTCGAATTGCCAAGCAACATGGAATATCTGTTCGAGGATGTTGACGGCGAGGGCATTACGCTCAACGACTTTCACAAGAACATAACGCGCAACCTGCTGGTGTCGGGACGCTACGGCGTGCTTGCAGATGCACCGGAGGGCGGCGGCGATCCATTCCTTGCAGGCTATCGCGGTGACACGATTATCAACTGGGATGTCGGGTTTTTCGTGCTGAACGAAAGCGAGGCCGTTCGTGATGGCTTCGTTTGGGCGCAACAAGAAAAATACCGCGTTTTGCAGCTTCTAGATGGCGTTTACACCGCGACTTTGCACAAGTCTGACGGCGAAACGGACGTAACGCCAACGCGACTTGGCGGCGGCGCACTCAACAGGATACCGTTTGCGGTCGCGTCTGCAAAAGACATGGGGCCGGACATGGAAGCCCCGCCGATGATCGGCATCGCCCGCGCGGCTTTGTCCATGTACCAGCTTTCCGCAGACTACCGCTTGCAGCTTTACATGAGCGGGCAGGAAACGCTTGTCGCAATCAACGGGCCAGCACCCACCGCCGTTGGCGCGGGTGTGGTTCACGAAATGCTAGGCGATGAAAATTTAACGCCGGATCTGAAATACGTCTCGCCAACATGCGCAGGCATTCAGGCGCACCTTGAGGCAATCCAAGATAATCGGACAATCGCCATCCAGGCGGGCGCGCGTCTGTTCGAGCAATCGGGGCAGGCCAATGAATCCGGCACCGCGCGCAAGATGCGGTTTCGCTCAGAGACGGCCAACCTAAAGACGGTGGCGCAATCATCCTGCTCATTGCTGGAGGCGTCCTTGCGCAACATCGCCCAGATGCTGGGGCAGTCGGACGCGGTGATTGACGCTATCACGGTCACGCCTCCCAAGGACTTGCTGGACGCGACCCTGACACCGCAAGAGGCCGTCGCGCTGTTCGCACTGGTCGAAAGCGGCGGGCTTGCACAAGAGACATATTACGAGCGCATTCAGGCTGGCGGCATTGCCAGCCAGGAGCGCACGTTTGACGAAGAATACGCCCTTATCGAGGGCGGCGATATTCGGGGCGAGATCCCGTAACCCTGCGCGATGCGCAACCCATAATCTAAAGGAATTAAGCCGATGGCTTTGCAAACCGTTCTCGACACTCTCGACGGCATTGATGATGCTGTTAAGCCCTTCTACACCGAAACAGACGGCAAGTTCATCTTGCAAGTGTCCGGCGTAGATAATCACCCCGACGTTGCTAATCTCAAATCAGCATATGAGCGCACCAAGGCCGACCGCGATGCGGCACGATCCGAGCGCGATGCGGCCAAGGCACTCGCCAAGGAGTTCCCTGAAGATTTTGACGCTGAAAAGTGGGCAAAACTCAAAGACGGGAAAGCCGACGAGGCCGCGCTGATCAAGCTACGCCAGACACTTGAAGCCGAGCGCGACGAGTACAAAGGCAAGTACGAAGCCGAGCAAGGCCGCGCGCTTAAAAACGCACTTGACCGTGATCTGACAGACGCGCTTAACGGCGCAGGCGTCACAAACACGTCATTTGCAAAAGCGGCGCGCACAATGCTGGCGGGCGATGTGAAGATTGGCGACGATGGCAAGCCCTTCGTGGATACCGACATGGGGCCGCTGGCCTTGGTTGATCACGTTAAGCGATGGGCCGCTGGTGAAGGCAAGGACTTCGTGACCCCCGCTTCAGGCGGCGGCGCAACGGGTGGCAAGAACGGCAACGCCCCAGCTAATGCGGAGACATTCGCAAAGATGGGAGACAAAGAGCGCACGGCTCTATTCCACAGCGACCCCGAAACATTCCGGCAATTAGCTGGCACATAATCTCGAAAGGAAAGCCTCATGGCTACCACACAAATCTCTGATGTATATGTCCCCGAGGTTTACTCCTCATACACGGCTGTGAACGGCCCCGAAAAGACTGTTTTCTTTGACAGCGGTATCGCAGTTGCAAACCCTGCCCTTGCTGGCATGTTCTCCGATGGCGGGCGCATTGCTGAACTGCCGTTCTGGAAGGATCTGGACGCATCCGATGAGCCGAACTACGGCACCGACGATCCAACCGATATTGCCGTGCCTGCGAAGGTCACGACAGGCACGCAGGTTGCACGCATGGCCAGCCTTAACCAAGGCTATTCGTCTGCGGACATGACAGGCGAACTTGCTGGGTCTGATCCCATGCAACAGGTTCGCAATCGCTTCGGCACTTATTGGATGCGCCAGTGGCAGCGCCGCACGATTGCATCGCTGCAAGGCGTCATTGCAGACAACATCGCAAACGACGGCGGCGATATGGTCAACAACGTGGCGGGCGCTACCAATGCAGATGTTGCGACCGGAACCCTGTTCGGGCGCGAAGTGTTCACCGCAGCGGCGTTTACCTCTGGCGACCACTATGACGATTACGCGGTGTTCGCCGTGCATTCCGTTGTAGCGAAGCGCATGGTGGACAATGACGATATCGACTTCCTTGCGGACAGCAACGGGCAGCTTACAATCCCGTCTTTCCTTGGCCGCCGTCTAGTTGTCGATGACAGCCTGCCCATGACAGCCGCAGCAGGCACGGGCGGAACGGACGCAGCCGCGACCTACACCAGCTATCTGTTCGGCACTGGCCTGATCGGCTACGGCGAGCGCAGCCCGAAGGTTCCGGTGGAACTGGACCGCGAAGCGGCTCAAGGCAACGGCGCAGGCGTCGAGACGCTTTGGGAGCGCAAGTCGTGGGTGATCCATCCGTTCGGCACCGCGTTTACCAACACCACGCTGACAGACGGCAATGCCACCCTGGCGCAGCTTCGTTTGGCTGCAAATTGGGACCGCGTGATCGAACGTAAGCTCGTGCCACTTGCTGCGATAACTACAAACGGATAGAATTTACTTGCGGCAATTCTGTTAAACGGATATTGTGGCCCTCTAACATAGGGGGCCACAATGGGCGGACTACCAATAAAAGCGGGCGATAAATTCGGCGCGCTCACAGCCTTAGAGCGAACTCACAAAATCAGCAGATCAGGCCGCAAGCGCAGCCATTGGATTTGCGTTTGTGATTGCGGCGGCGAAAGCACTGTTGACAGCGGCAACCTTCGCAACGGGAACACGCGATGGTGTTCTGATTGCGCAAGCGATTGGAAGTCGAAGCACAAGAGCACACATGGGCAAAGCCGCCTTTCAAAAAGGTCAAAGGCGTATAACACTTGGGCGCACATGAAGCAGCGCACGATGAACCCACAAAATGCGAGCTTTTCAGACTACGGCGGTCGCGGCATTGATATGTCGACTGATTGGGCTGATAGCTTTGAAGCCTTCTATGCAGATATGGGCGATCCGCCCAGCAAGCTGCACCAGATTGACCGCATAGACAACAACGCGGGATATTGGCCCTACAACTGCCAGTGGGCGACACTAACCGAGCAAGGCAACAACAAGCGCAGCAACATAGTTCTTTCGCACTTGGGTAAAACACAGACCCTAACGGAGTGGTCCAGAGAGTTGGGCATAAACTATGAGGCGGCAAAGCAACGATATTACAAATACCCCGACGCGCCAGATGTAGTTCTGTCAGTCGAAAAGTTGAGTTGTGGCCCGACCTACAAGGTTGAAGGCACCGCATACGACAGCTTGTCAAAAGTGGCTAAGGTTTACGGCATGTCCGTTTCGGGTTGCCACGCACGATTTAATTCAGACACCTATCCATCTTGGGTCAAGGTGCAGGGAAGGAAACCCCCATGAACATCAAGCAACAGCTAGACATTCAGGCGCGGTATAACGCGCAGTCATTGGGCGCACCATCACCAGCAGAACCCGACGCGTTCACGCCAGAAACGGTTGACGCCATGAGCAAGGGCGACTTGCGGGACATGGCCGAAGCCCACGGCGTTGAGATCCCCAAGGGAACCAATATTCAGGACATGCGCGGGATGGTCAAAGCGGCCATTTTCACGGGCCTTTAATGGCTGACCTTGCATCATTCCGCGCATACGCCCTTGCAAGGGGCGACAGCGCGCCGACAGCAACAGCGGATGTAGGTGCAGAGGCGGCGCTTGTGCGGGCTGGTGACTACATCTCGGCGGAGTATGTGGCGCGGTTCTTGCCTGCGTTCGTGGACCCCTTGCCAGACGCAGTAGAGGCCGCAACGTATGAGGCCGCGCGGCTTGAGCTGGCAGAGCCTAACGTGTTTTCTAAGACCTACAGTGATGCGGGTGACAAGGTGCTAACAGGCGTTGGCGATATTCGTTGGGAGTTCACCGGGCGCAAGGGCGGATCACAGGTGCCGAAAAGCACGCGGATTGAAGGCATGATGCGGCCATTTATCGGCGGCAACACCAAGACGTTGTTGCGGTCATGAGCGCCGGAGACGACATAGCCGCCGAGGTTCGCGCCGCGATGATTGAGGTGGGCAACGCGACCGGCAACGGCCCGCTCTACTGCACCATCAAACGCAGCACGCCGCGCACTGATCCAGATGATCCGGAAACGCCCCCGCAGTATATCGAGGTTGTTGCATATCAGGGCAAGCGGCATATCAAGGACGACACCGGAACGCTGATCGGCGTCACGATGACCACGCTGAAAATCGGCGGCGGTGTTGTGGAGCCTCTGAAATCGGACTACGTTGCAATCGGAACGCGAGCCGATGATGTGACAAGCCAGACGCGGTTTGAGCAGGTCTCGGACGTTGAAACGCTGGCACCGGCTGGCGTGGCGTTGATGTATACGATCCTCATTGCCGATTAACCCGCCCAGCGCGTCCGAAATAGCCGCGCTGGCGCACTTCTCGCACAGGTGTTTGGTCCAGTCGCACATAGACGCCGGACGCACCGCAGAGGCGTATTGGGCGATGCACATGATTGCGCCGGAAGTGTTCGCGGCATATGATAAACAGATAGAGGCGGCGTTTATGCTGGGCTATGTGATGGCCTTGGCCGCGAAAGACTGACACCCCCAGCAATTCAACGAAACGCCGCATCCGTGCGGCCTAAGCGCGTGGAAGGAAACACCATGCTCATTAACGCAATCGAGGGCGCAACGCGGAGAATTGGCAAGTCGCAAGGTTATATCATGCCGTTTAAGGATCACACCATCGAAGGAATCCCCGCCATGACAACATCATGGCAACCGACGCCCGCCGAGATTGAAGCGATTGTCGCAGGAGCGCCTATCCATGTGACGCTGTTGGGTTCCGCACATCCCCCGATCATGTTGGCGATGGGCAGGGTGCCAGAGTAAATGGCTGTCGAAGCAATCAACAGAGACGCAGGGATTGTGCTGATGTGCGATGGCTGCACTTGGCCTGTGGCTGTGTGGCTGGACGATGATGGTGAGGAATGTGAATCGCAGGACGCTATCCTTGCAGTTGTTGGGCCGTGCAATGATGAATACCGGAAAGAGTTTTGGTTCACTCTTGAGTTGAGCGACTTCCAAAGCGTGGCGGTGCAATAATGGCCGCGAAAACAGCCCAACAACGTCGCATCGAGCAGCTCCTCCGCACCCAAACCGCATCCATCCGCAAAGCCTTCGTCGAGGCGATGGCAAAGGCCAGCGGGGCAATTGACACGGCGGCGCTGGTCCGGATGCTAGAGGCGGGCAACATCGAGGCAGCGGCGCAACTGTTCAGGATCGACAGCGGCGTGATGTACCCGCTCCAGCGCGCTATCCAAGACGCATTCATCGGTGGTGGCTTGGCGGTGACGCAGGACTTGCCGAAGGGCTTGGCGGGGCGCTTTTCGTTCGACGGTGCACATCCCCGCGCTGTGGCATTGGCAACAGAACAGGCGGCGGCGCTGGTCACGAATATCAGCGACGATGCAATCATAAACGCGCGCAAGGTCATTGTGGACGGGCTGCAAAGCAACAGATCGACAAACACAATCGCCAGAGAATTAGGCGGGCGGCTGAAATCAGCGCGGCGCGTGGGCATCATCGGACTGGACGGACCGCAGACTGACCGCATGATAAACCTGCGATCTATGTTGGGTGATCCTGACCGGATAGGCGAATACTTTAAAGACAAGGGCATGAAAACGCCCCGATATAAAGAGGCCAACCGCCGCTTTGACGGCATGGTCCGCAAGGCGATCAGGGACGGCAAGGCGCTCAACCAAGCGGACGCCGACAGGCTGGTTGAGGCGTACAAGACAAAGGCCACAGGCGCGCGGGCAAAACGGGTAGCGGAGGCTGAGGCGTTCAAGGCCCAAACTCAAGGCCGCGACGAAGCCTATGCGCAGATGCTGGCCCGCGATGATGTTGAAGGCGTCACAAAGGAATGGCGGCGCGGCTTTGCAGACGATCCCCGCGAGGATCATACTGCGATGGACGGCACGGTGATCGAGTTCAACGAGACGTTCAATTTTCCAGACGCCCAAATGAAGCACAGCCACGATCCGGCGGGCGGGCCAAAGCACAACGTCAAATGCTCATGTTTCACGTTTTACCGCGTGCGAGTTCCGAAGGGGTAGCCCATGGCAGGCAAGACATTCACGGCGCAGCTAGAGAATTTCGAGAAGCTGACCAAGCAAAACCTGAAATACGTGGCAGTAGAGGCGATTCAGGATGTGGTATCAGAGGCCCAAACCGCACAGCGCGGCATCACGTTGGGCGCGACTTCTTTTGTTGAGGGCAAGATACCCGAAGGTAAAACGAAGAACCTCAAGAACAGCCTGACATCCAACGGCACCGAAGGCGAAACGAGCTATACGGTGGCACTGGGGGCGTATGACATAGGCGACACGCTCACGTTCGCTTGGACCGCGCCTTACGCACTCAGGATGGAGTTGGGGTTTACAGGTGAGGACAGCAAAGGCCGAACCTACGACCAAGCAGGCAGGCACTTCGTCGGCGCTAACGCTCGCAAGTTCCCCGAATTCGTGGCGGCTCGCGTCAAAGAGGTGCAGTGATGAATGAAACCAACATATCCCGCGCTCTTCGCGCCCGCCTGAAAACCATGATCCCCGCCTATCCGATCTTGTACGAGAACCAAGACAAGCCGGACACCATGACGCGGCCATATCTGGCGGTGCAGATGGTGCGGGTATCGCGACGCAACACGACAATCAACGGCAGCGGGGGCGTAATGGCACGCGGGTTCATGCAGGTCACGGTGGTTGCCGATCTGGACCAGTTCAGCGGACCAGCCGAGACAATTGCAGACAACATAGCGGCGCACTTCCCGAAGGCACTTAGGCTCACCGACGATACTGGTGCGGTCACGGTACTGGACGCACCTAATATTATGCAGGCCATGCGCGATGAAAGCGACTGGCGTGTTAGCGTCCAGATTGATTATTGGGCATCATAAGGATCACAACATGAAGAAGTTTTCACCCAAGACAGAACAGCGCGAAGATGATGGTGAGGATGCGCCACAGCCACCAAAGCGCGCAACCCTGAAAAACACCAAAGCCAGCAACGGCGAGATTGGCGCAATCGCCCGGCCGCTGCAAAAAAATGCCGACGCATGGCGCGCAATCGGCTGGATCGACGCCTATTGATTTGCCCCGCCTGCGGGCTGCCCCAAGGGGCGAACGGTAGGCAATTCACTCAACTTTGGACAGCAACACCTCGCCACGGCGGGCCTGTCCGCTTTGCCAAATGAAAGGGCAATATCATGGCTACTCGGAACAACATCGGTAAAACGATCTACTTCTCTACCACGCTCCCCGCGACCAATGACGCGGCGGGCTTCGAGGCCCTCACATGGGTTGAGCTGGAGTTCCCTGAGACACTCCCGCAGTTCGGTGTGACCAACAACAACATCGACGTGCCAGACCTGAAATCAGGCTTTACCAAAGGTACGAAGGGCGCGGCGTCCGGTGTGGACAGCCAAGGGTCAAACCGCATCGACGGCAGTGTTTTGTCGACGGGCCAAGCTGCGTTCAAGACGCTGTGCGACGGCGCTAGCGGGGCGTGTGCGATCAAGATTGGCACAGGCTCCGGCGCTGCTGCTGCTTTGGTGGCAACCGATCCTGTGGAGTACGCGCAGGGCTACGTTCACTCGTACCAAGAGAACCAAGCGACGGACAGTTCTTATGAAGGTTTCGTCTACAACTTCAAGCAGAACGCTCTGACGATCAAAGACGAAGAGCCTGCATAATCAATCCGCTTCGGCGGGTAATCGAGGGGTGGCGGAATGGTTCGCCGCTGCCCCTCACCATGAACCAGAACCCAAGGATTTTTCAGATGGACTTCAACAAGTACAACAGCCGCGCTCATGCCGAAACAGGATCTCCCATGCAGATCATGGACCCGTGGACAGGCGAGCCGATGATGGACGGCGACAAGCCTTGCCGTGTGATCGTGCGCGGCACCGCGTCCAAGTCGGTACAGGCAAACATGCGCGCCAAGCAAAAAGCGGCGATTATGTCTAAGAAGGCCAAGGGCGATGCTGCGGATGATGAAGAAGCGCGCGTTATGGAGGACGTTCACAACCAGCTATGCGAAGGCGCTGCACCCTTCATTGTGGGCTTTGAGAACGTGATGAACGGGGCCAAGCCTGCGACAGCCGAAGACGCCATGTGGTTCCTTGACCTGACATTCCCAGAAATGGGTGTGAAAGAAGATGCGGACGGCGAGGCTGTTCTGGACAAAGACGGATCGCCAGTTTTCGAAATGAAGAACAACCCGTTTGCAAAACAGATCGGTGACTTTGCGGGCAAGCAAGCGAACCGCTTGGGAAACGGGCAGAAGGGCTAAGGCTCTACGCGAAACAGCTTGGCTACCTCCACGCATTCCCAAAAGATCAAAAGCGGTGCCGTCTGGATCAATGGAAAGATGCGGGCGTTACTGACTTTGGTCTGCCGCAACTGGACCCCGAGGAATACATGATCGGCCTGTTTTTCGATCTTGGCCCGACGCGCAGCAACGGCATGACGGAAGGCCCAACAGACTGGGATATTCTGTTGCCATACGCCACAGCCAAGGGGCTGGACGCAGACGACACCAGCATCTTGTCTGATATGTGCAAAGGCTACCATGCCGAGCGCGAAAACGGGACTAACGCGCTGGCGATTGCGCCGGTGGACAGGCCAAAGGCATCCCGTTAGCGGGGTGTCTAAATGCAGACGTAATGCAACATGAAGCGGTTTGGCGTCACTTTATCCCTCGATTGCAGTTCTGGCTCTTTGCCGACGGTTTCACAAATCTGAGCGGCTTTCGTATCTGCGGGTGAAAAGTCGGCCACAGTGTCCAGCGTTGACATGCTGACCGTCAAATAAAACCCATTGAACGCCACAACATGCGCGGGCCGCTCTTGGGCAGATACAGCATAGGGCATGGCAATTAGCGCCAGTGTCAAAATCTTTCTCACGTTCAAACTCTCCATTGGTTCGCACTCAACTTAGGGTCGCGGGCCTATTCACGCAAGGATCAAACATGAGCCAGAATTTCGCTGATCTGATTCTTGGGGCCGATACGACTGGCCTACTCAAAGGCAAGAAAGCCCTTGAGGATACCACAAAGGCGGGCGCGGCTACTGAAAAAGCTGTTGGCGGAACCGAAAAGGGCTTCGTGCGTGCCGGACGTGGCGCAGGCGCTGCCGCGCCACAGGTTGAGCGTTTTAGTAAGGCGACAAGCGCCGCGCAAGGGGCCGCAGTTGCAGCTACGCGGGTTCTTGTCGGACTTGCGGGCGCTTTCGTTTCCATGCAGGCAATCGGCGCCTCTGTGACGATGGCGCGCAGCTTTAATGCGGCTATGGCTGAAACCTCAACGCTTATCGAAGGTACTCCGCAGCAGCTAAAAGAAATCGAGGCTGCTGCGAAATCAATGTCTAGTGAGTTTGGCGGTAGCGCCACCGCGCAGGTCAAAGCATTTTATCAAGCCCTGTCAGCAGGCGCGGACGGTGTGGCTGGGGCGACTACCGTGCTGGACCAAGCGAATAAGCTTGCGGTCGGCGGTGTCACTGATGTGACGACAGGTGTTGATGCGCTCACAACCGCCATGAACGCATACGGGCCGGATGTATTGAGCGCCGCTCAGGCATCGGACGCAATGTTTGTTGCCATGCGGGCAGGCAAAACCACAATCGGAGAACTTTCCGGAAGTTTGGGGCAGATCGTACCTATCGCTTCGTCGGTCGGTGTTTCCTTTGATGAAGTAACAGCAGGCATCGCTGCACTCACAACACAGGGCCTTTCAACGTCTGCTGCGACCACAGGGCTGCGTCAAGTTCTTGCTGCTGTCATTAAGCCCACAAAAGAAGCAACAGACGCGGCGGCGGCGCTGGGTATCGAGTTTGATGTGCAGGCCGTAAAGGCTAACGGGCTGTCCGGCTTTTTGCAGGATGTGATCGAAAAGACAGGCGGTAATGAAGCTGCTATGGCGCAGCTTTTCGGGTCCGTTGAGGCGTTAGGTGCAGTGTTGGCATTCGCGGGCGGTGCAGGCGGGACATTCTCAAACATCCTAGAGGACATGGGCAACAAGGCGGGCGCGACAGACGAAGCCTATATAAAAATGTCGGAAAGCCTAAACCAGCGATGGATAGTTGTCGTGGGGCAAGCGCAGAACGTAGCCTTGAGCCTCGGCAACGCGCTCATCGCGGTGATCGTGCCAGCCTTTGAAGCGGCAGCGCAGATCGCCGGGTTCTTGGCGGGCAATATTGATGTTTTGGGTGTCGCCCTGACCGCTATCGCGGCTACAGCTATCCCCCGCGCCGTTGCGGCTCTTGTGACCTATGGGGCCGGTATGACTGCGGCGGGTGTGGCTACAGGCACCCTGACAGCAGCGGCCACTGCGGCGCGTTTTGCACTGATCGCCCTTGGCGGTCCTATTGGCATTGTCTTTGGATTGCTCGGAGCGGCGGCTGGCGCGTTTCTTTTGTTTGGAGACAATGCTGGGACAGCAGAAACAGCCGCTTATGATGCTGAGGCGGGGACTCAGGCATTAGCTGATGCTCTGGACGCGGTGACTTTGGCAGAGCCAGCTTCTAGCGCCGCTGTGATCGCATTGGCGAACAACAACGTGAAGCTGGCTGACAGCGCATATGAGGCTGCTACGGCAGAGCTGGCGAAGCGTAGGGCTATGCTGGGCGAGGCTGAAGCTGTGGCGGGCGGCGGCCGTTCTCGCAGGGGCGCAATACTGGGCAATGAGCGCCTAGTACGTGAGGCAACAGAAGCCCAAACCGCAGCGGAGAACGCACTGGCCACCGCTATCCGTGATCGCAAACTAGCATCTGAAGATATTGCGATGACGCTGCCGACAGTGGTGCTGGAAACAAACGCCGTGACTAGTTCAACACGAACCGCCGAGGATGCGGCAAAACTGTTGTCGGATACGTTGGCGGGAAGTGGCGGAAGCACGGCGGGCGCTGCTAAAGAAGCTACTAAAGAGCTTGAGGCGATGGCTGACGAAATTAAGCAATTAGAGTTTGATGCAGACCCTCTTAAGAAGTACAACGCTGAGATCGCCAAGTTGGACAAGTTGGTGAGCGCGGGACTATCCGATGGTGCGTACCAAAAAGCCGTTGCAGACCTCAACGAAGAATTTGCCAACAGCGACCCGCTTATCTCGGGCATTGGCGATGCAATCGGAGACTTCGTGGCAGGCGGAATGCGCAGCTTTGGCGATCTGCTGGACAGCTTTAAAAACATGATCAAGCAGATGATTGCCACGGCGATTGCAAACCCGATCAAGCTGGCGTTGTCAGCAGCACTCGGCGGTGGCGGCACAGCCGCCGCCGCTGGTCAGATCGCAACCGCACCGGGCGGCGGTGGTATCCTTGGCGGGCTAAGTGCTGGCGTAGGGAATTTCGTCGGCACGCTTGGCGGCGCGGGCGGTTTGCTTGGCGGAGCGTCTAGCGTGTTCAGCGGGCTTATGTCGGGCGGGCTTGGCGGCGCGGCAAGTGCCATAGGGTCTGCGGTGACGGGCATCGGTTCAGCAGCAACGATGCTTGGCGGGCTTGGCGCGGCCATTGGCGCGGTTGCCCTTCCGGTCGCAGCAGTCGCAGCGGTATTCTCGTTCTTCAAGTCCAAAACCAAAGAGCTGGACGCAGGACTGCGCGTCACTATCGACGGTATGGACACGCTAGTTGAGACATTCAGCACCATCGAAAAGAAGAAGTTTTGGGGTCTGTCCAAGAAGGTCAGCACGTCATTCACTGCGGCGGAGGCCAGTGTCGCTGATCCTCTCGAAGCTATTGTGGCACAGATGCAGGGCAGCGTTCTTGACGCAGCAGGCTCGCTCGGCGTGGGCGCTGAGGCGTATGAGGCCTTTGCGCATGAGGTCCAGATATCTACGAAGGGCTTGAGCGAAGAAGACGCACAGCGCGCCGTGGTAGAAGCTCTGAACGGCATCGGGAACGCGTTTGCTGCACTGACCCCAGACCTTGAGCAATTCATGCGCGAGGGCGAAGAAGCTGGCGATACACTGACACGGCTCGCAAGTGATCTCGGCGCGGTTAATCTTATGATGGATACGCTCGGCCACACACTGCAAGAAGCTACTGTTATCGGTGCTGGTACGGCGTCGGACTTTGCTGCCATGTTTGGCGGTATTCAGGCGATGAACGCAGCAACCACAGCATTTTTCACAGGCTTCTACAGCGAGGCAGAACGATTCGCCACAGCACAACGCCAGATCGAAGCACAGTTCTCGGCTTTGGGTGTCACGACGCCACAAACCCGCGACCAGTTCCGCGCGATGGTCGATATTCTGGATTTGACCACGGAGAGCGGCAGGAGCATGTATGCGTCGCTAGTTTCCCTGTCGAGCGCACTTGATGCCGTCCTGCCCGCCGTATCGAGCTTCACGGCGCAAATTGCGGCGATGGTGGGAGCAATCAGCACGGAGATCGACACAATCATCGGTGAAGCCACGACTGCAATGCGATCAAATGAGCAGGCGGCGGCGCTGTGGTATCGGACAGCCGACACCCTGCGCGGCGTCATCACGGATATGCGCAGCACTGCCGGGGCTTTGATCTCCGGTGCTAAGGCGCGGGAGTTCTCCGAAACGCGGTTTCAGACGCTTCTTGCGTCGGCTATGGCGGGGGATAGCGGCGCGGCGGCAGGTTTGGGCGCGGCGGCTCGCACGCTGCTGGACAACACCAAGGCCACTGCGACAACAGCGCTGGAAGTCGCGCGGGCGGAGGCGCGCGTGATCTCGGACTTGCAACTCGCGGGCGGTGTGTCGGATATCGAGGGCGCGCGGCATGACGTGATCGCTGGACTGATGGGTCAGCAGGTAGATCTGCTTGAGGGTGTGCGCGATGCAATCAACAGCGGTGATCTGTCTGCCGATGATATTGACGGGCTAAACGCGCAGATGGGCGCGCTTGAGGGTGCGATCAAAGCCGCCGAAATGATCAATTATGCGTTCTTGCAGGAGCGCCTTTCGGTGTCGGTTGATCTGATTGCGGACGCAGATATCCCGCAGCCGATCCGCGACCTTCTGGCCAATACTGCCACGGGCATCACCGCGACCATCGACTACATCGTGCGGGCACCTGACCTTACGCCTGATCTGCGGTGGCTGGCGCTGACTGGTACGAGCAGCCATGTTAGCACGTTGGAACTTATCGCAGATGACAGGCTGACCAATGCGCAGCGCCAGATCGCCCTGCTTGACCTTGGAGCGGATACTGCGGTCTTGCGCAATGTGGTCATGCGCGCGACCTACGCGACAGACACGACAGCAGCGCAGCGCAGCATTATTGACGCCATCGGCGGCAGTGTGGACGGTAGAATTACGCTTGGCGGCTCGTTCCAGTTTGACCCGTCAACGGGCTTCCAGACTTGGTATGCGACCACAACGCGCGCAGCAATCACAGTTCCCATGGCGGGACTGCAATTAAGCCTAAATGCACTGGCGGACCAAATCCGCGCGGACATGGCCGACCGTGCAGCAGCAGCCGCGCGCGCCCAGTATCTTGCGGGGCTTCAGGCGCAACTCGGAACGGTAGCGGGCACACGTCAGACTGCAATTGACGAGGCCGCAGGCGTAATGGGTCAGATCCGTGATCTTGAAGCGCGGACTGGCGTGGATATCCGCAACGGGTCCAGCGATGCGGTGATGGGTTTTCACGCAGGGGGTAACGTGAACTATCAGGCGTCTCACGTCAGCTACAGCAGCGGTTCTGATCTTGCAGGGTTTAATTCCGCGTTCCGAGGCCCGAACGGACTTGAGGCGCAACTGATGGCCCTCGGGCAAATTCCAGCGGCGTACAATCAGCAGATTAACGGACTGCGCGCCCAGATCGCGGGAATGGGGGCGGTGCCTGCATTCGCTACGGGCGGAACGCACATGGGCGGTTTGCGCATGGTTGGCGAGAATGGGCCTGAGCTTGAGGTCACAGGGCCGTCCCGCATCTACAGCGCGCCACAGACACGCGCGATGCTTTCGGGCGGTGATAACGCTCGACTTGAAATGCTTGTCGAAAAACTCACGATGGAGGTTGCACGGATGCGGGACGAAAACACGCAGCTTGCGAAAAACCGAGGCACTGACCTGCGCCGGGTTCGCCTTATCGAAGAGCGCCGCGCTGCCGCAGAGGAGCTTCTATGACCGCAATTATGGTAATTCCCTTTTCTTTGACGGACGGTAACCTTGTGTCCAGCAACGTGCCCGAAACGGACTATCCTGCGTGGGTGGTCGGCACAACATACGCTCAAGGTGATCGGGTTATTTCAACGACAACCCACAAAATCTATGAGAGCGTGTCCGCTGGCAACACGGGCAACGATCCAACTTTGTCTGCCAACGTTCCGACATTTTGGTTGGTGGTCGGCAGCACGAACCGATGGCGCGCTTTTGATACATCTCTGGGCCAAAGCGTCACCAACCCGGATACGATTGAGTACGTTCTGACCACACCTCAGCGGCTCGACAGCGTGGCATTTATTGGACTGGTCGGAACATTTGTTAGGGTGATAGTCAAGGACGGATCTTCAACGGTTCGATACGACATGACACAAGACCTGCTCGACGTGGGCGGCATTACAAGCTGGCTGGACTTCTTCTCGTATGACGGCAGCTATGATCCCGAAATCGTGCTCAACGACATCGGCGCGCTGTCTGGCTTCAGGGTCGAGATCACAATCTCGACAGTCGGAGGCACGGCTCAGGTCGCGGAGATTGTCGCAGGAAAAGTCGAGTCGCTCGGCACGATCCTATCTGGAACGCGCAGTGGCTTTACAGACTACAGCCGTAAGGAGATTGATGACTTCGGGAACATCACCATCGTGAAGCGTCCCACTGCACGACGAGCAGAATGGGAGTTGTCTTTCGAGACGAGGGCAAACCGCCGTATTCAGCGCGCACTTGAAGACGCTAGAGGCGCTCCCGCTTACTTCTACCCCGGCCCTGAAATGACTGACTTCTACGTTAGCGTGTACGGCGTGGTTGATGACTTCTTTCCTGCGCTTGAGGGCGGCGGAACAACACAAGCGACCCTTTCAATAACAGGAGCAACCTAATGCCTCGGCCAGCGACATTTGTATTCCCGAACGATCCGCCTGTTTTGGGCGACCCAGACTTTGCGGCAGACGCGCAGGGATACCTTGGGGCGTTCCCCGATCTGTTGACCTACGTTGAAGAGATGGCGGACTTTTTGCAGACGGACTTTGCAACCGAGCTGGCAAACGGTTCGGCGGCATTGCCATCTATGGCCTTTGCAAGCGACCTAAATACTGGTTTCTATCGCGTGGCAGCGGATCAGATCGGTGCATCGACGGGTGGGGTGCGCAGGCTGCTTCTTTCTACGACCGCTTTTCAGGTCGATGTGCCTATCACGGGTACGGCTGTTGTGGCCAACAGCACTGACGTTACTGCGGGCCGCCTACTGACAACAGCCGCAGGACCAGCGCAAGCATTCAGGCGCGGCAACATCGTCGGCACCGTCTCTCAAGCGGCTGGCGTGCCGACAGGGGCAGTGATCGAGAGAGGCTCAAACGCCAATGGACGTTATACCCGCTGGGCAGACGGGACGCAAATTTGCGTGAAGAGCATTACTGGACAAGGGCCGATTAATATAGCTTTTGGCAGTGGGTTTCGTTCTAACGCAATTACGATAGGTTCTTGGGCGGCGGTATTTTCGGAAGTGCCTGTGAGGATGCTATCAACTTCTGAAGCTACCAACCTTTCGTGTTCAATCGAAGGATCTGGACCGGGAAGCGTCTCAAATGGTGGGTTTGCGCTATTAACGAGGTATGTAACCACATCATCCACAGCTTTCGTCGTTGACGCTATGGCTGTTGGCCGTTGGTTCTAGAGAGGAACAACACATGAAAATTACGGTACACCTATCCGCCGCCCTGCCCGGTCAGCCGGATACCACAATGAGCGTGTCGGGCGACGTGGCGACTGTTAGCGGCGTGGCCTACGATCTTTCTGGGGTTCCGGAAGGCGGCTCTGCGGTGCCCGGTGGTGATCACCCCTTTGTGGGCACAATCAAGCGCGTCGGCGGGCAGATCGAGGTGTCGGTTCTTTGGTCTTACGATCCGGCCACCGCCTCACCAGATCAGGGCAGCGAGCATCCTGTTTTTGTAACCACGAGCGGCGCGGTTCCCGACCCCGTGCAGCGTTTGGAGGTGCAGCAATGACTTTCTCCCTGACCATCACAACGGCGGCGGAAATCGACGCCCAAGAACAGCGGGCGCGCAGCGATGCCGTCACGGTTGAGCGCGACCGCAGGCTTGCGGCGGGGGCCGTTGTCGCCGTCACAGGCTACGGCGATATTCCTGTTCAAGGTCGGATACACGACCAAATCAACCTGATCGCACTTGGAGACACGGCACGCGACTTGATTGAGGCCAGCATCTCCGGCGCGATCATCCCGTTTCGGGACGGTGACAACGTGATGCACATTCTCACGCCTCAGCAAGTTGCGGAACTAACGCGAAAGGGCAAGGCGGCGGCATCGGCGATCTACGCAGCGGCATGGGCGATCAAAGACATCGCTGAAATTCCCGCAGACTTTGCAGACGACGCAAACTGGCCTGCCTAAAACCGACACAGAAGGCCATAAGGCCATGTAAAGCCCGAATGTAGTACGGCGTAAGGAAAAGTATGAGCGAGGATGATGTGCAAGTGGGTCAAAAAACCATGCGGCAACACTTGGTGGCAGCGGCGCGGGACATTCTCGTTTTCACTGCGATGTTTGGAGTTGTGGGTTCTGCGGTGGGTGCGTTGCTGGCTCCCTATTGGTTGCCGTTTCGAGACTTGCCGATTGCAGTGAGTGACTTGGGCAAGACGGTTTCGCAGGTGCAGGCGACACTGACCGAGCTGCAAAGCCCCAAGGTGATAGACGTGGCGGGCATTGGCTTGATTGTCGGGGAAAATACGGTGCATCGCGGCGACACGCTGACACTGTTCTACATGCTTCGCCGCAACATTACATGCGTCACCAGATACAACCGCAACTTTTTCAACGTCAACACGGCAACGCAGTTCAACGGCGGGTCATTCATCGCACAGCAGGCACCGGTCACGACTGGCTTTATCCCGTTCAAGATCGAAGTGACCATCCCGATGGATATGCCCTACGGCGAATATTCATACATTCCCGTCGCCACGCCGATTGAGTGCGGGATTTACGAGCCAATCGTCATGCACCCGACTGAAACATTCAGCGTAGTGCCGAAAGGATAATCCGATGGACAAGGCAGCATTTTACAAGTCGCTTCGGAGGCGCGAAAGCGGTGTGTTCGGCACACGCCTTTCGCAGTCTCAGGTGAATGGTATCGAGGGCATCCTGACGGCGTTTGAGCAGGTCGGTGACGGCAGGTCCAGTACGTTGGCTTATGCACTTTCCACGGCTTACCATGAGGTCGGCGGGCGCATGGTTCCGGTGCGTGAGGGCTTTGCCAGCACCGACGCGGGCGCACGGCGGGCCGTAGAGGCTTTGGCGCGCAAGCGTGGGCCTAACAGCAACGTCGCAAAGTATGCCAAGCCACAGCCGCCATACGGCCATGTCTATTACGGGCGCGGCCACGTTCAGTTGACTTGGTTGGACAACTACCGCGACAGCAGCGCGGATGCGGGCGCGGATCTAGTCAAGACGCCAGACGCCATGCTCGATCCGGCCATTAGCGCCCGCGTGATGATCAAGGGCTTGCTTGATGGCCGCTGGAACGGTCGCGGTCACGGCCTGCGGTATTATCTGGACAAAGGCGATCTGGAAGGCGCGCGGCGCACGGTCAACATCACTGATAAATGGGCGGTTATTGCAGGCTACTACCGCGCGTTTCTGGCTGCAATTGAGGCAGGCGGTGGCGTGAGCGCAAAGCGTCCCGATCCGGTCCCGCCGATCATGCCCGCACCCGCTGACACAGACGCTCCGTTTACTGAGCAAACATCACCGCAGCGCCCTTGGTGGGTCGCTCTGCAAACCCTTTTCTCTGCAATCTTTGGAGGCAACAAATGAAAAACGATATCAACCCGCCCGCCGTGTCGAAAATCAACTGGACCGCGCTTGTGATGGCTCTGATCGGTGTTGGTGCAGCGCTGGGGGTTATCCCCGAAGAACTGAAAGAGCCTGTGACCGAAGCAGCGCTGATTATCGGCCCGATGTTGGTTGCCACGTTCCGCACATGGTTCACGAAGCCATGAGGCTCGGACCCACAGGCGTGGGCGTTGTCGTGACCATTTTCTGGGGCGCGGTGCTTCTGGTGATCTCCCTTGGCGCGTGGAAACTGCTGATATGATCCGACTTGTCTTCATAGCCGCGCTTATGGCAGGCATTGCCGCCGCAAGCGTGTGGCTGTATTCGCGCGGGGGTGACAACGCCCGCACCGATCAACTCGAAAGGACACTGCAAGATGCTGACACGTTCAACGAAGGCGATGGCACTGGCCCTGAGTGCAGTGGCCTTGACCGGATGCTGGCCCGATGCGGAATCGCCAACTAAGGGCGTTCCCTGCGTCGTACTTAAACCAAAGACCGACGCGCTGCGGGCGGGCATCATTGCCAACCCTGACACAGCCGAAGCCGTGGCAACCCCGGCGGCTGACATTGTGCTAGGCACCGAAGCCGTCTGCGGAAAAACACAATAGCCCATTGGGCAACCATTAAAGGAAATCGTTATGGCTTATTTAAACTCCGAAGCACTCGACCAAGGACTTGATTGGATCGACACCAACGGCACCCGCCTCGATGTTTGCTCTCAAGAGCCTGCAACCTACGCTGAGGCGACCAGCACCTATACGCTGATCACTGCGACCGTCAACACAGGCTCCACGGTGAACAGCGCCACGGGCCGCAAGGTCACTGTGCCCGCAGTCTCAGCGGCCACCGCCACAGCGACAGGCACAGGCACGCACTGGGCCTTGACAGACGGCACGGGTGTTCTGGTGGCCACTGGCGCTCTTTCAGCGTCTCAGGCGGTGACGTCAGGCAGTGATTACGACCTTGCCGCTTTCGATATCAACTTCCCCGCCGCGACATAAGCCCGCCGTAAATATCTGCGCAAAGGACGTATCATGCCAAGAGCACTTACCATCGAAATCGTCACGGATAAGCCTGTAACGCAGACCATCTCCGTTCGTCGCGCAGAGACCTTGCGGATCACGCTGTCTCAAGAGGTCGCATCAGTTGCGCTGACTATCAGCCCAACGGCTGGGGGCGAACCAATTGTAGAGATCCCCGGCACGGCTGGGTTGATCATAATTTCGCCGTCTCTTGTTTCCAGTCTGACGGAGGGGCAGTCGTTTCAGATGAACATCTGGAACACGACCAACCCGGCCGATCCGTTGCAGTTGGTCAATGGGACGTTCAAAACCGAAAACACGATCCAGCCCGGTTTTGTTGAGTATGCGAGCCAGTATCTCAGTTCCGGCGTAACGATCGTGCACCTGACCCAAGCTGAATATGATGAGATTGTCGAGTTTCCGGCTGATACAATCTACATCATCACGGAGGCAGCGGCATGATGTACTTCGGAGATCAGTACGTGCGCCGAATTTATCTGGGCGGAACTCTGCTCAAAGAATTTCCTGCGCAGGGCAATGCGCCGTTCGGGATGCAGGGGCTTCTGATGACGACTGCGCTTGGCTCTCCAACGCTGTCGGAAGTGGCTGGGGCTGTGCTTATTTCGCCTGCTGGCCTGAGCATGACGCCATTGATGTCGTCAACCGCGCTGACGCTTTCGAGTGTCGCTGGCATTGCCTACATCGAAGCGGAGGGGCAATCCAACGTTGTCGGCTTTAACTCCGTAGACGCCCTGTCGATTAGCCAGCACAAGACTTTTGCGGACGTGCAAGCATATGAGGTCGTCAGCGGCCTTGGCACAACCAGCACAGTGGTATCTCAAGCCAGCTATACCATCGTACCGCTTGGCGACACAATCGACGGTGTGGCAGGCAGGCAGGGAGAGCGCAACGTAGGTGCATCCAGCGGCGGGGTGACGCCGACATACGGCCTGATTAAAGCGGCTGACGATGGTAGCATCTGGACCAACTCAACGGGGCGCTGGCTCCTCAAAGCGGCAACGTCTGGTACACTCATTGACGAGTTCCTGCCAATCAACGCGGCGGGCGTCTGGAAAAACAAGGTCTACGGTATGCGCAAGCTGCGCGCAGACTTGGACGTAGAAACAGATCCTGTTTTCTACCAAGCCAAAGTCTGGTGGCAAGGCGAGGCGAATACAAACGCACCGCGTGCAGCCGCCAATCTCTCGCACCCCGATATCACCGAATACGCTGGCAAGTTCGAGCAAGTCTATGCCTTTGACGTGGCGCAAAAGGGCGTGCAACCGCCATGGTTCCTATGCGCGCTTCTGAGCGAAAGCATCACGGAAGGCGTAGACGATATCTACACCGCCGCGATCAACGACGAGTTGCGCGGGCTGTGCCGTTATACGGTGGCTCTGAACGGCGCGATCACGGACAACGGCTCTGGCAACGTCAACCGATATTATGTTGATCACGGGCTGAACAACCCAGGCGACAAGGTACACGCACGCGAGGACCAGCAACAGCAGATCGGCGCGGCGATTGCTACGGCGCTGCAAACCATTCAAGGCGCGGATGGGTATTCCTCTGCCCTGCCTTTGCTGCCACGTCCCGTTGTGTTGGGTATCACGACAGGCACGATCAGCGCGGGCAGCGTGGCCCTCACACTCACGACAACAGATGTTGGCACGGTCTACACGGCGTCCGTTCCCGCAGGCTCCGCAACGCCGACCACAGACCAGATCAAGAACGGCGGCGGTGCTGTGACGGCGCGCACATCGCAGGTGTTCTCCGGCCTATTCGCGCCGGGGTCTACGCTTGGCACCACACTTACGGGTATTCCCACGGGTGGGTCAGTCGATATTCATGCGGTTCTGACGGACGTGCTGGACAGCGTGCCGCAAAGCGTGACCGGAATAGCAATCCCCGCGCCATCGCTGGGCTGGGATGATACCTATCAAACTGCGTTCCTCACCTATTCCGATGATGCTGTGCAGGCGAACAATACACCAGGCGGTAACAGATACCCTCGCAGCGCTATTTCCCGCAGTACTGGCAAGAGGTGCTTCGATATCGACGCCATCGGAAACCTTGTCTTTGCAGGTCTCGGCCACCCCGGCACGGCCATCGCGGGCGGGTCCAGCGACGCGAGCAAAGTGGGATGGCTCACGTCGAACCTTGTTTCCAGCCAGGCGAACGTCCCGATGGGGGCGAACGCCAGCACGAACGCGACAATCCGCATTGCGGTCGATCTCGACGCGCGGCTGCTCTGGGTGGCGGGAGACGCTGGCCTCTGGAACAACAACGCCTCGGCGAACCCCGCAACAAGCGTGGGCGGGGTGACGATTTCGGGGCTTCCGACCGACGCCGTGCCACTCGCGGGGCTTGGTGCCGGGACGGCAAACGGCGCGACCCTTGATCTATCACCCGCCACACGGCCAGCAGGGTTCGGAACATGGGCCTAATCTGCCATGCTTGCGGGCAGGAGGTTGAAAGCACTTTGCCCGCAATACTTGATCAGTGCAACTTGACCGCCACTGAGCGCAGGGTGTGCGATATTGTTTTGCGTACGCCCAACTTGAGCCGCGTCGAGTTGTCGAATCTCATGTACGAAGATCACGCAGATGGTGGGCCAGATCTTGCTGAGTACGCCGCTCGTCAGCACGTTCACAACATCAATAAAAAGCTGCGACCGCTTGGCTGGGAATTAACCGGCCTGCGCGGGCAGAACGGCTACCGCTTCTTGCGCGTGCCGGAGTAACGACCCAACGGCGGGGATGCGCCGGATATTCCTAAATGATGAAAGGTTCATTACTTAGCGTTAGGGGCCTATATACTTAACTAGCCTTATCCTCATTCTGTTATTGTAGGCCATAGTGCTGCAATCGTCTCACATGCGTCTTGAAGGTCACGCAGCCTTTGCCTCGTTGAGCGGACGCCCTCATAGTAAATGCGCATAAAGTCGCTTGGAAACTTCTGATCCTTGATTATGCGACGTTGACGCGGAATCGAGGCGGTCATAAACTCACATAGCTTGTTCAAACTGATGCGTGGCGCATTTTCGGGGCGTCGGGCCATTGGTTTTCCTTAACTTGGGGGCAAAATGTCTGTTTTATTCAGTGGAATTTCGGTGAGGAACTCAAGGGTGCTTTGCGTTGGTGAGGTAACCAGCAAAGAGGCAAAAGAGGCACGCGCATCAGGTATAGAGGTAGACCCATCTTCGTTCTATTTGTATCTAGCATCCGAAGATGATCCGACTGCACCGATAGAGATATTAGCCCGCTTCTTCTCAGCCGATCAAGCTGAGCGAGCTGCCGAAATGTTTCCGAGATATGCATAACTGTCCACCATCGTATCCATTAGGCGCCAGCGTCATATGCTTCCTGCCAAACCCTAAGAACCTTGGGGAACGCTGTCGCCAGCAATCCGTTGCCTATGGCGCCTGACTTTGTGGCTTTATACTGAACGGGGTGGGTTAGTATGTATATCAAATCATTAGGAATAAATGGCCTTAGGTTGTTAGCCGATAGATACGGCGGCAAGTTTAAGGCGCCATCCTCTTTCTTGCGCGTACCGGAGTAACGACCAGGCGACGGGGCACGTCGCATACTCAACTAAAGAAAGGTCCACTATTTAGCGTTACATACCTTTGCTGACGTTTGCCTGTACGCAAAGCACTGCCCGCCCCGTTAATCGGTGGCGGGCTTTTTTGTGTTCACTCCACCCCCATGACAATAGCGCGGATTGCCTTCGCCGCGTCTCGCAGTTCATTAACAGCAGACACTGGCAGGTGGTCGCGCTGAATTTCATCGGCGCGGGCGTCCAGCATGTCCGAAAGGCTTGGCTGCACGGCGGCTATGGCGGCGCGGGCTTCACGCATACGCGCATCTACTCTGCCTGATGTGAGCCAATCCCATTCTACGCCATGCACGGCATGGATTGCCCTTGCAACCCGCTCCACGTATGTCTGTGCGGGGGTCATTGGTAAAGCCAATCAAAAACTGACAGAAGTTCACACCCGAAATAAGTGCAGGCGTTATAACCTTGCTCGCCCTTCATGCTGACTTTTGCGCAAGCCCCAACTTGCAAAAGCGTGTTTCTTTCTGATTTTGAGACAACATCACCGTCCCAGATCGGACCCTGTTTCAGTTGCGCCAGAGACTCATGCAGAACCTTGTTTCGGTGGGCAAAATCAATCATCCTAATAAGAAGAATATTTTCTTCGTTGTCATTAAGGTCTGGTCTCCCATTGATCGGGATAGAGCATTCATAATCTTCTAGGTGCTGTTTCAGGCCAGTCATTTTATTCCTCCTTTGCCGCATCGTTGCGGGGTTCTGTGGTTTGGATCAGGGCGCGCAGTTTATTTTCCAGCGCGAAAAGTTCGCTGTCGCTGGTATCCCAATCGCAAAGGGCAATAGCCTCACGCAGCGCATCATCCCGCGCCGTCTGTAGCTGTGTTTGTGCGGCGGCAAGCTGGGCGCGTAGGGCGTTACGTTCGGCGGCGAGGACGTGATATCTAGCCGCGTGGTGCTTCTCCGAGCTGTCATAAATATCTACGTCGATATATTTATGATATGGACCCGGACGGTCGTCTTCCCAGCGCGGCACTGTCGCAGCAGGGTGATAGACGTGAACACCCTCGTGCATAAATTCACCCCGCTCCTCTGCCCATATCTCGCGCGGCCATCGCCATCGCACCGCGCTCGTATCAACCTCACTCATTGTCCTGCCCTCCTGTGGCGCAAAGATCGTCGTGTATCGGTCCCAAAAGATCAACATCGTTCCCGCCATAGTGACGGATCACCTGCCGCCATGTATCGTCCAGTGTGCGGCGGTGAATATTCTTCAGTGGACGATTGGCTACCTCATCGTGCCATTTGCGAACAGCCCAATCCCATGGAGCCGCAGATGATCCTAGAGGCTGCCCTTCTGTGGCGCGGTAGGTGGAGAGGTCAGTCCGCAACATCACGTCATAGACAGCGGGGCTATCTTTCATGCGGATAAGTCTTAGCTCCTCTTCGGCGCGCGCAACCAATTCTTCAGCAGATTTCACGCGCGCCTCTAGGGCTGCGATCTGCTCACGCTGGGCGATGATGTGCGCGGCCATTTCTTCGTATGAAATAAAGCCAGACCATATTTGCGCGGGTGTTTCGCAGTTATCCCATCCGCCATATTCGTTCATGGCCTTCCACCGACCCTTGCGATTCATCTGCTTTGCGCCCTGCGGCTTGTACGGCACCCATTTAACTGGCCCACCGACCAGAACATAACCCTCACGAATATCAGGCTCGTGCTGCAAATCTTGGTCAACATTAGATACGGTAGGCAGCGCTTCAATCTGTTCCGGTGTCATATCAGTCTCCAAATTACCAAAAGCCAAAAGACTAGGCCCAGTGCCGCAGCTGGCACAATCCACCATGATGGTTTCATATCAATGTCCTTTAAATTCAGTTGGCAGGACGCCAGCGTTGACTACGTAGATCATCGCGCCGATCACGGTCAGGGCCAGCGCGAAATTCCAGATGCGGTGCGCGATGACTATGCGGCGGTCGGTGGTGGTCATATCATTCTCCATTCATATCGCGGCGCATACGGGCCAGCTTTTCTGGGTGTGGTTCGTTCAGCAGATCCGCTATCTCATCGCGGTTGCTGCGGTAGGTTATCGGCGCTTCGGATAGGTGCGCGAGGCAGTTGTGGATCTTGCGCCGAGGTGGATGCGGGCGGCGTAGGATACGCAATATCGCGCGGATCATGTGGCTGGCTCCGGCGGGGTGGGTAGGGGCATCCAGTGGGTTGGTCCGTAACCAGCGATCCAAGAATTCAGCTCAAAGATTTCTTTATCATCACAGGAAGTCGCAACCCCATTACAAAAGATCCATTCCCCCAAATAAAAACAACCGAAATAGGTGGATTGTCCGTCTGTAATAAGAATTTCGGCCCCATCTTTCGGCGCGGTCGCTATGTCCTGCCATTGCGGGGCCAGATCAGCACGGACAAACTCCATTGCTGGCTCGCTCGCGGGCTTTGGTGTATCAAAGCATCTGTGGTGCTGTCCGTCGCCCTGTTCGGCGTCACTGTCCAGCCAGATCCTCTCCGGCGCGCTCATGGCATCACCAGCGGCAGAAGCATCGCCCCGTATACAATCACGCACAGGCAGATCAGCGCGGCGGCGTCTTTGAGTAGGTTGCGGATCATTGTGCTGGCTCCTTGCTGAGAACATTTGCGACATTGAAAGCGAGCGCCGTTGCTTCGGCGACGTGCAGCGGCATGAAGATCGTGTAATGACCGGCCTTTGCTGTTATGTCGAGCCACGTTGTTTCACCGTTCGATCCTGCTTCCATGCCTGTAACACCGTGCATGTTTGAACTGATTGTCATATCTTCTCTCCCTATTCTGAAATTGCGACCAGTGCCGCATGTTGTCCTACGTATACCCGGCCATCGCCATCGCACCGCGCGCAAAACTGCGTATGATTGTTGCCCCGCACATAGTCGTAATGCGTTGACGGGCTTCCGGTGCCACTGCACTCGTTGCAAGTGATGTAACCGTTGGCTTGGGTCATTTCCACATCAGCACCCGCGCGCTACGGCTGCGGACTGGATTGCCTGCGCTTCGCCGCGCATCTGAGCAATCGCGGGGGCTTGGTCATTTCCGCCAATGGCAAACGCTGCGGGCCAGAACAGGATAAGCGCCACTGCCGTCATGGCTGCGTCATTGCTTGCTTGCTTTGCCTGTTGTCCGGTGGCTGTTGCCAGTCGTGCGTTGAGTTGCGCCGCAGAGGCGTTAAGCTGGCCGCAGGACTGCGATGCAAAGGCGTTCGGGCTGACGTATGCAGGCGCGATGCTTTCGGGTGATGCCGCGCAACCCACCATTGTGGCCGCTACTGTCAGGGCGGTGATTGTTTTGATGATTGTCATTGTGGTTCTCCGGTGTGTGGTGCGGGGCGTGATTGCCCCGCGTTTGGGTTAGGCTGCATATTCGCGGTAAACTGCAACAGCTTCTGGAGACAGCTTGCCGAAGATGTTTGTGGCGAAAAATGCTGCCATCTTCTTGCGCTTGGACGCGCTTTTCACGTCCTGCTCCATTTCAGCAATAATTCCGCGCGCCTCGGCTGCGGTCATTTGATGGGTGGCCTTGTTTTCGCGATGCGTCATTGTATTTTCCCTCATGTGCCGTTGTGGCCTATGGATTGACTATAGGCTTATGCGGATATGATTGTAAACACCTAATTGCGCCACAGCGCACAATTATAGCTATTGACTGCTAAACCCGTAGGCTATAGCGTCAAAACATGGAAAAAAATCAAACCTCAATTAAATCATGGCTGACTGCAAACGACCGCAGCGCCACATGGCTAGGCAAGCAAATCGGCATTGGCCCTTCGCAGTCGGCGGCTATCGTCGCCGGACGCACAACAGCATCGCAAGCGCAACGCATGGCGATTGAAATGGTGACAGGTGGCGCGGTGCCAGCCTGCGGGTGGGATCAATGACCCTAACACCACAACGCCGCACGGCACTAGCCCGCATGAGCGATGGCGAATGGAGACTAGGCCATGACATTACAGACCACGGCAACTTGCTGGGCGCGCTGGATCGTATGGGCTACATCCGCCGCGCATCCGGCAGGCTTTCTATTTTGTCTGATACTTGGAAAATCACGCCGGACGGGCTTGCGGCGTTGGAGGCCACACAATGACACAGACGCAACAAATCCTCGCCGCACTAAAGGCAGGTCGCCGCCTTACCCCGATTGACGCGCTGCGGGACTTCTCATGCTTTCGCCTCGGCGCGCGCATCTATGACCTAAAGCAATCGGGCCACGGCATTACCAAGACGATGGTTGAGACGGACAGCGGCGCGATGGTTGCCTGCTATTCACTCGACGCCAAATCATAAACGGGGCCAGCGCATCACCGCCAGCCCCATCACAACGCGAAAGGATCTCGCACCATGACTACCGATAATAAAACACCAAAGGACGAAGCCACGCAAGAGGCCGCTCCGGCACACAAGAGCATCGCCGCTGCACTTGCCCGCGCTCAGTCTGAAATGGGGAAGGCGCTCAAGAGCGCAAACAACCCACATTTCAAAAGCAAATATGCCGACCTCGCCAGCGTTGCGGATGCCTGTATGCCATCGCTAACAAAGCACGGTATCGCGGTTATACAGCCTACGTTTGACGATGACACGGGCCGCTACGTCAAAACGATCCTCATTCATGGAGAGAGCGGCGAAACGCTGGAATGTCGTGTCCCGCTGATTGTCCAGAAGAACGACATGCAGGGCTATGGATCTGCTGTGACCTACGCGCGCCGATACGGGCTGATGGGCATGGCTGGCATTGCGCCGGATGATGATGATGGCAACGCCGCTGCGCAGGCCGCGCCAAAGCGTGAGCCTGAACGCCCTGTATTTGACGCGGCTGCTGCAACGAAGCGCATCAAGGGCAAGCTGGCCTTGTCCGAAACACTGGACGATCTGAAGGAACGGTGGACGCAGGAAGGAGGCACTATTGCCGAGGTGAAGTCCGCAAGCGCCGATATGTTCGCAGAGATTGAGGCAGCGAAGAACAAGCGCCGCGATGCAATCCAAGCTGTTGCCGCATCCGTGTCCGACGATCCGGACGGCGATGCCATTCCGTATGAGGGGGCAAGCGCATGATCGATACAAACACCCGCGCAGTTATGGGCGATAATCTCCCGCCGGACCCCATCGACACAATCACAGATTCCTACACGACCGATCGCGAGGAGGCGGAGAACTGGACGGACGGCGCACCCGTAGAGAATGAAGCGCAAATGAAGGAGGTGGACGCCCTTCGGGGTGCCATGCGCCAATGGCGTCTTGATCTGGAGAGGGGCCAGAAGGACGCCACCAAGCCGCTCAACGATATTCTGGTAGCAGAGCGCAACCGCTGGAGGCCGACGATTGAGGACGCCAAGCGCATTGAAGGATGCTTGGTTGCGACTGTTGATGTGTTCAAGCGCAAGCTGGCTGCTGAAAAAGCCGCCGCCGAGAAGGCCGCATGGGAGGAAACCAACCGCCTGCGCCGTGAGGCTGAGGAAAAGGCGCGCAAGGCTGATGCTTCTAATCTTGAGGCGCAACGCGAGGCACAGGCTGCACAGCAGGCCGCTATGGACGCCGAGAAGGCCGCACGCGATGCTAAGGCCGATAACGTCAAAGGGATGCGGAAGGTCACGCGGTACGAGATCGAGGACCACAAGAAGGCGCTGCATTGGATTGCTGCGCAGGACCGCGATGCTATGACCGCGTTTATCGAGGAATATGTGAAGCGCAACCACAAGACCAAGACCATCGACGGCGTGCGCGTCTGGAAAGACAAAGAGGCATATTGATGAAACCCTATCGCGCAGTGACTAAGGAACACGCAGAACGGCTGGCACAAATGCTAGTCGGCCTGCCGTTGCCCTTCTCGCTGACCATTGGCGATGGTGACGCGCGGTCGCTTTCTCAGAACGCACTGATCCACAAATGGTTCGGAGAGGTGGCGCGGCACTTCGGAGACATGACGGCGGCACAGATCAAGGGACAGTGCCATCACAAGCACGGCCTGCCGATCAAGCGCAGGAATGAGCAGTTTGCATGGGTTTGGAATCAGACGGGCGAAAAACTGACCTATGACCAGCAATGCAAATATCTCGCCAGCGGCACGCTCAACATATCAAGCGGAATGACGGTGAAGGAATTGACGGAATACATGGACGCGATGAAAATTGACTATGCGGAACAGGGTGTGTTCTTGACTGATCCTGAATTGCGCGGAATGGAGCAAAGATGAAGCGCACAGCATTCACCAGCACCCGAAAGCCAATGAAGCGCAAGGCCAGCAAGCCACGCACCCGCAAGGGCGCCACAGGGCCACTTGTGGACGAAGCATATGCGGACGCCGTGCGAGGGCTTCCCTGCGCCACCTGCGGCCGCGCGGGCTCGTCAGAGATACACCACTGCAAAGACAGGCCACCGTTTGACATTAAACTGTATCGGTACTTTCCCGGCCATGGCGAGAAGTCTGCGGACTTCGACGGGATACCGCTGTGCGGGCCAGACGGGTGCCACAGGCTATTCCACACCGACCACGGCGAGTTTTCGCGGCGGTACGGGCCAGACTACCAACACATCCCGACAACCCGCGCGGCGCTTTCACATATGGAGATTAAGTTTTGAACACCCTACGCCTACCATGGCCTGACAAGCGCCTAAGCCCCAACGCTCGCCATCACCGCCTCGCCGTTGCACCGATACGCAAGGCCGCGCGCCATGAGGCTATGTGGGCCTGCAAAGCCGCCAAGATGTACTACCCGCACCTGCGCGATGTGGGCCTACATCTGCGTATTACGTTTCACCCGCCTGACAAACGCCGCCGGGATCTTGACAACATGCTCGCCAGCATCAAGAGCCAGCTCGACGGCATTGCAGACGTTATAGGCGTTGACGATAGCATGTGGGGGCTGACGATCTTGCGCGGCGATGTGGCCAAGGGCGGCTGCGTGCTGATTGAAGTGGTGCCGAAGCCATGACTATGACCACGGCCACCCGCGCCTGCATTGTGCGTGAGCAGATCTCCGCCGGATATGGCATTGAGGATATTGCGGTGATGTACCGGATACCGCTTTCTGGGGTTCGCTATGAGTTGCAGGAATTGCGCACATCGGGCCAGCTTGCGCATATGTTTCCGCGAAAAAGCCCCGCCTGATTTAACGGGCAGGGCTTGCTCTTTTGCCAGTTATGGCGCAAGATAGCGGTGTCAAAGCGCTATATCTTGCATAACACGAAGCGGGCGACCCGCGCAAGATGTAGCCCAAACATGAAGGGCTAAAAATGAATTTACCAAACCAAAACGATGTTGGCAGAGGCCACAATGAAAACGCCATGCGCCTTAGCATCCTTGCCGATGATGCGCAGCGCGCCCTAGAGCGTGTTGCATCCGGCGAGACAGACACGATTGAGGGCTGGCTGGCATACGGTGCTGCACTCAATGAAGGCCGCGCCATGTTCCCAAGTGACGAACAGTTTGGGCAGTGGGTTATTTCATCTGGTGTGTACCAAGTTGGTACAGACGAAATTCGCCGCGAAGACCGAGCCGCTGCAATGTGGGCCGCTGGCAATAGCGATCAGTTTGACACCGCCCGCGCCGCTGGCAATGCGCGCACGGTTCGGGGCATCTACGCCAAGTGGCAAGAGATTGACGCCGCGCGCAAGGCTGCAGAAGAGCGTGAGCGCGCGGCGGTAGCCCGTGCCAAGGCCGAGGCCGAGCGCAAGGAAGCCGAAGAGGCGCGCCGTAAAGCCGAAGAACAGCGACGTGAGGCCAAGGCCCGCGCTGACGCAGAGGCGGCGGCACAGATGGCGGCACAGCAAGCCAAAGACGCAGAGGCACGGCGCATTGCACAAGAGCAGGCGCGGGTTGCGGCTATCGCGCGGGAAGAGGCAGA